ACTTCAAACACGACAGAATGTTTAATCATTCCAATTAGTGACCTTGATGTTACCGCTTCAGGGGGTGGCTCTTCGTACTCAATTGTCTATACTGATGCATCAGGTGCAGATACTACTTATACAGGGAATGCAGACCTTATACTGCAATCTTTAATATCAAAGTGGTATACTAGGTTTAAACAAATTTCAGATGACTTTACTGCTGACCAAGCAAAAGCTACAGCATCACAACAAGATACTGATCCACCTCCAAGTGCTTGCACCTCTTCAGGGTTTACAAGTTATACAACTAGTGGTGCTACAGGCAATAAACTTAGAAATCAAATTACTGTCAATTTCCTTTACGAAGAGCCTACTGTTGCCTTGGTGGATGATGGAGACGTTTAATCTTAAATAGGAGTACTTAAAAAATGGCTACAGATAACGGAACTAGTATTAAGTTTGCAGGAGGCGCAGCCGCCGATTTCAACAAGCAAGCATGGGGTATTGATGCAAACCAAGCAGGATTTTCTGCTACGCAAAGCGTTTCTATTACTCAGAGTATGAGTACAGTAGAAGCAAAGAACAATCAAGGTGAAGTTGTTGGTGTTCTTGTTTACGATAAGCGTGCAGAGTTGACGATTGAAGGAATTGCAAATGAGCTAAACGATTTAGAGGTTACTCAAATTGGTGAAAGCTTGAGCGGTCTAAACGGAACTGATGGTGGTGGTTTAGACTCAGACTTAAATAGTGCAACTATCATGATTACTGAAATTGGCGTTGAGCTTTCTAATGAAGATTGGAAACGTTTTAGCCTCAAGGGTCAAATGTACGAGTTGGTTACAGAGCAGGCTTCCTAATTACATTTAATCCCTTCAGGTTTTAGCCTGAAGTTATCTTATTATGAAAACTACCAAGGCGAATATACGCATATTCCAAACAAGCGACACTAAACTAGCGTCGTTCCTTATAACGTCAGGTCATCTTCCGATGAATCCTCCTTTAATAAAAAGAGAGATAGAAGGAAAGACTAGAGGATTTTGGAGGTTCGACAACTTTGAGGAGTTGAATCAATACGAAAGAACATTAGATCAAAGTCTTGGTGTTTGGAAAAAGGGGATTAAGCATATTGAGGAACATCCTGAGGATACAGAATCAAAGATTATGCAAGCTCTGAAAACATTTGATTACTTAACATCTCAATTCAATAGAGATGACTTAGGTAATATTTTAACATTCTACACAATTGATGGTAATACATTCTCTGCCATTAAGGGTAGCAAGAAAGAAGAAATGTTAAAAAAGAAAGCTAAACTAGCATGAGTCCTAGAAAAGCAAAAACCAAAGTAGAGGAAGCTGAAGAAGAAGCTGAAACTACAGATGAGCAAAACGCAGACGAAAAGTTTATTGATAGCCTGTTAACACAGTCACAATCGCAGTCTGAAATTAGTGGCATTAAGCTAAGAGCGCCAACTCTAGCAACCCTAGCTATTCTTACAAGGGCAGATAATGCACTAGTCACAGGTAAGCAATTAACTGAAGCAGAAGTAATGATGCACGTATTGGTGTTTATGTATGTTCATTCTGCACCAATTGATGAAGTGCATGGTGCTTCTATAGTATCACCTATAGCAGGGGCAAATCTGTCCTTAGAAAGAAAAGCATTAGAGTTGGGCGAAAAGATGCCATACAAAAGTCCAAAAGATTTTATAACTCTATATGAGGATTTAGTTGCTTGGCTAGGGGAGCATATGGATTTACAAGTCGAGGCAATACCTGATGAGACCGCTAAAGGGAAAGCCCCGAACCCAAACGAGTAAACCCACCTTATACAGCCCGCATACTGACAATAGTAGCGGAAATAACAGGTATAGAGGTGGGAGAAATATTCTACCATATGCCAATCAGAAGCATACACGCTTATCAGCATTGCTACATGGTAGCAAATGGTGTAGACTGCAAGCATCCCTCAGGGAGAGGAAAGAAGACAGTTTTGCAGGAATTAAACGATTGGACTAAACAAAATGGCTGATAAAAATTTAAACATAAACGTTAGTGTAAGAACCCAAAACACTACACGTAAACTTCAACAAGTTAATAAAGAGCTACGCAATGTAAGCAGAAGTGCCAATGTAGCATCAGCATCAGCAAAAAGAATGGGCGGTGGGTTTAGATCGTCATTCTCACAGTTGTCAGCATTTACAGGTGGCATGATAGCCTTAGGTTCAGCGTTTAGGGTGTTCAGTTATGGCGTAAAGCAAATGGTAGAGTTTGAAAAGACTATGTCTACTGTCAAGGCTGTCTCAAAGGCAACAGAGCAACAGTTTGCATCCTTAACAGGAATAGCAAGAAAACTTGGAGCAACTACTTCGTTCTCAGCTAGTGAAGCCGCCGATGGACTAAAGTTTCTGTCAATGGCAGGATTTAGCGTAAAAGAATCTATGCTGTCACTAGAACCCACTTTGCAACTTGCAAAAGCAGGAGCAATGGATTTAGGGCGCGCCGCCGATATTGTATCGAATATAATGCGTGCAATGAATATGGAGGCGAAGCGCACAGGAGAAGCAGGAGATATTATTGCTCAAGCGGCGCGGAACTCCAACACAAGTATCGAGCAACTTGGAGATGCATTTAAGTATGCAGGGGGAATTGCAGGAAACTTAGGATTAACTCTAGAGGAAACTACGGCGGCGCTTAGTACCCTGAGTAATGCGGGTATGCAAGCAAGCATGGCAGGAACAGGATTAAGGCAAGTGCTAACAAAGCTTGTAAATCCAAGTACTAGTATGCGTGAGGTTTTTGAAAGCGTTGGAATAAAAGTAGATGAACTAGATATATCCGCAGGCAACCTAGTCCCAACACTAAGAAAGCTTCAACAGGCAGGACTTACTACAGGGGAAATATTTAAAGCTTTTGAGGCGAGGGCAGGAACTGCTTTTAGTATTTTAATGGGTGGCATAGGAGACCTAGAAAAGCTAGAAGCAAAAAACAAAGAAGCAAACGGCACGCTTCAGGAAATGTCTGACATCATGGCAAACAACTTGGCGACATCAGGAAAGCTTTTACAGTCAGCCTTTTCAGAGTTGTTTATTTCACAAAACGAATTTCATAGTGGATTAAGAAATGTCGTTGATACTATGACAATGGCTTTAAATATATTTAATGGCACAGCAGAGTCAGTAGATAGATGGGGGAACAGTACAGCAGAAACCGCAGTTAATGCAAATAAGCTTATATTCGCCTTAAAAGCCATAGGGGTTGTACTTGGAGCTATAGCATTCAGGGGAACTGTTAGGGCTATTGTGGGGCTAGGAGCTTCAATGAAAGGGCTATTCTTCACTACAGTAACGACTACAAAGGCAATAGGTGCGCAAGCTGTAGTTGTTAATACTACGCACAGGACTGCCTTGACCTCAATGATTGTAGGTTTTTATAAGAGCATAGCAGGAATGATAACATTCAAGGGTGCTACAGTAGCCACATCAATGGCATTAAGAGGATTAGCGATAGCCATAGCATCCACAGGTATAGGTGCTATAGTTGTAGCTATAGGATTTGTTATTGGAAAGTTAATTAGTTGGGCATCTCAGTCTGAAGCCACAAAGGATCAAGCAATAGGAGATACCAATGCAATGACTCAAGAAATTCAGGGGCTTAAAGATGCTTATTCTGAATTGGAAAAAAGTGCTTCAAAAACAGGCACAGAAATGGAGACCTCTTTATCTAGAACTCATTCTAGGATTGCGGAACTAGCAAACCGTACTGTACCAAACTTCACACAAGCATTGAAAGATGCTAAGCCTCCTGAAATAACAAATATAACTGACTTAGAAAGCGATGAGCAAGTATTAGAGTCAATCAGGGGAATACAGGAAGGAATAGTAAAACAACGAAAGGCTTTAAATCAGTTGACTTTTGGCGATGATGACGAAGACATAAAAAAGGGAAAACAGAACTTAGAATTTTTAGAAAAACAATTAGATGTATACAAAAAGCAGGGAACTAATATAGTTTTTGTAGTACAGCAAGAAAGAGAAAGAGCAAAGATTTTGCAGGAAGCAGAAAAGCAAATGAAGGCTATAAGTCGAGAGGTAGAATCTTTTGCCAAAGAAATGAGGCAAGTAGAGAATGCAGCAATAAGCGCACAGATAGATGTGAGGCAAGCAGAAGCAAGGTTCAAGTCAGACCTAACAAAGATAACGACAAATGTGGGAGAATTAGCAGGACGAAAAGGAGGATCAGTATTAGCCAATGCAATTCAAAGAGAAGTAAGCAAGGGAGACATTACGAAAATTGCCAACATTACAGGTATGCTAAAAGTAGGTATAGAAGGTGGCGAACTAGAAGGGGCAGAGAAAATACTTCCTAAATTTGAAGAAAATGTACAAAAAACAAGAGCAGGACTTTTAAAATTAGCAGGAGGTGCTGAAGGGGCTAGTAGGCAAGTTAAAAAAGCAGTAACGCAACTTGCGATCCTTCAAGAGATGCAAGGTGTTAAATCAGGAGGATCAGGAATATTTGAATTTATTAAGGCTGATATTAAAGATGCAGGAGGAGATATAAAAGCTTTTGAAGCCTCAATAAAAAAATTAAGAGACATAGAAGACCTACAGGCGACTATAAAATTTAATGACGTAAGTAAAAATCCACTAGCCACACTTGAAGCTAATATAGCAAAAGCAAAACTAGAAATTATGTCATTAAACGCAGAGCTTGAAGTATCATCGACAACTGCATTAAAAAGCGGTAATGCATTAAAAGTAGTAGGCAATGTATTAAACCAATTAGGCTTAGAAAACGGAATGGACACTAGTACAGTTGATTCATTTACAATACGAGGTCTAGATGGATTTAAAGATCAAGTTGATGATGAAATAGGATTACATTCAGAACGCATAGCAGAAGCATCACGTGCAGTATCAACTATAGAGCGATTAGCAAAAACACGACAGGCGCTAACAAAAACATTTGGAGAAGGTGCGGATGACTTTGCTCAAGGAGGAAGTTTTAAGACAGCAGGAGAAGCATTAAGAGAAAGCATTAGGAATGGCTCAAATGATGCAGAAGATATAATTGGACTAGCCTTATTAAACGGAGTGGCATCTTCTGAACACGCATTTAGGGAGTTGATTAAAACAGCAGATGCAGAAGAGTTGGATCAAATATTTAAAACTCTTGCGTTAAGTGCAGAAGCGATAAGACAGCAAACGACAAAACAAGGGATGGCTCAAGATGAGTTAGTAGAAGCATCAATAGAACTTGGGGACTTAGACAGGCAAAGAACACAGGAATTAGAAAAACAGCACACACAGCTAGAAAAGCAAAAGCAAACCATTGCAGATATACAAGCGGAAGGAAAAATAAAAGAAATGGAAGCTAACCTAGCTATGGGAGCAGGGGGAGTAACACAGGCAGATATAGATTTAGCAAAAGAGATTAAAGAGGGAGAGGCACAGATAGAAAGGTTCGCAAGAAAATTAAAAAATGCAATTGAGAAATCAACTGAGATAGAAGTAGCAATAAAGAGAACGGAGTTAAATAAAGATGACACAAAAGATGCAACTCAGAAAAAGAAAGAATTAGCAGACTATGAAGCCAACCTTAGGGCAATAAGCAATGCGGAGTACGAGGCATTAATAGAAAAACAAAAAAGAATTTTTCAACAGGTTAAATTTGCAGAGCAAGTAGATAAAGCAATTAAATCATTTGCAGAAGAACTAGATAAATTTAAAAAAGAAAGAGAAGGTAGGCAGGATCAAGCAAATGAGTTCATTCAGAACGCTTTAGGAAAAGCAGAAGAAAAAGAAGGAGGAGATAAAGGGGGCGATAGAGAAGCAGGGGTTTCATCTCTAGCAAAAATAGGAGGTGGCGGTGGAGTAGGGCGAGGAGCAGGAACAAAAAAAGATGTTCAGGTTGATATAAGAAATATCAATGAAGAAATGCTCAGAGTTCTAAACGAAATAGCTAAAGATGAATTTGGTGTAGCTAACTTTAAGGAGTTAGACATAAAAGATCAAAAAGGCTTACTTGCGGGAGCAGGAAGAATTAAAGAGCTTGTTGATCAGAAAAAAGCAGGAGGCATAGGTTTAGATGCAGATGAAGGAAAAAAAGCGTTAAAGAATATTGGTGCATTATTAGCACAAGAAGACCAAGACGCAGATTTAGCAGAAGTTGCAAACTTGCAAAACCTCGCAAACATAGGTCAGGCAGAAATGCGTGCAGAAGCGCCAAAGGCAATTAATAACGATCAAGTAGAAAAACTAGTAAACGACTTTAAAAAGTTCGATGCGAAAAACCAAATAATTGCAATTAAGAAACTTGAAGCAGAGGATGCAGATAAGGGCATTATTAACCTACTTAAATCAGAGGCTTCTAAAGCACCACAATTTCAAGATGCAGGAGTGCAGGATCAGTTCAATGCACTAAAAGGAGGAATGGTTGGAGGACTACACGACTTACCCGAGCAGAAACGTAGGGCAGATACTATATTTGAAACGATTCGTGACAAAAACGAAAACCCTATGGAGGGAATAGACCCTGACGAAATAAGAAGCGTATTTGAAGGCATGATTGGAAACATGGATCAAGGCGCGGAAATGTTGGCAGACAGACTAGCTAATGAATTAGACTTTCATGATGCAAATAAAATTTTAGCTGAAGAAAGAGTTAATAATGCATTAGATAAAGCAAAAGGATCAGACCTCGCATTAGGCTTAGATGAGCTTCCTGATCTAGGAGAAATGGGAGACCTAAAAGAGGAAGCAATAAAAGAAGGGGCAATTGAAGAACCTAATATAGATGATCCAATTAAGTTACCTCCTTTGCCTGACATACAAGACGAAAACTTCCAAGATGAACTAGGTAAAATACCTCCATTACCTGAAGGTTTAGATGATGTTCCTGCGGATTTATTTCCTCCACTTCCTCCATTAGCGGATATGCCTGAAGGAGTGGAGCAAGGAAATGGAGCAAGATTTCAACTTCCTGACCCATCTGAGTTAACTGAAGAAAATAGAGCCTCTAAAACAGAAGTTGGCACAAGTGAAACTGTTGATACATCTGAACCTAAATCTATCCCTACATTAATGCCACCTCCACCTTTGCCACCGCCTCCCGCAGGAATGTTTGAAGGTGAAGTAACGACACCTCCACCTATTCCCACAGGTAGTGAATCTGTAGTTGGGGGAGATGATCGAATTAATGAAACTAACAGATTGTTAACAAAAATAAGCGGTCAACTAGCACAGCAACAAAATGTTTCAAGCGGAACAAACCTGATAACAGGAACTGAGTTATGAGCGGACAAAAGTTTGCAGGAGGAGGTTATTCAGCGAATTTTGAAGATGAAGGAATACTTCAAGCAGGGTGGATGATTCAAATGGGTGAGTTTGGGGCTACAGAAGCAACAAACACTTTTGCAGTAAGAAGAGCAGACGGGCAAGGATCAGGGAATATAAATGAAAAAGCAGACGACCTAGCTTTAAAAGCAATAGGAGAAAAGCACTACTATGCAGATTGGTTAATTTGTGAAAAAGCAAGCGTTAGTCATCAAGTTGGAATTTCTTTTATTACCTGTTCCTATAAAGGAGTGTTTAAAAATGTAGAAGCCTCAAAATGCTCAATAGAGATGAGTTTAACAGAAGAGCCAATAGATACTCATCCAAGATTTGCGGAGATAGCAGGGAAGCCTAGCGATATGGATGAAAATATAGGATATGTACCTAATACAGGAGCAGTATTTTCAGATACAAATGATCTTTCTGCAAGTTTTCAAGGGTTTGTCACTACAGGAACTGACAACAATGGAAGACAAACAGACTCATTAGTTGGCTTAGAGCAATACCTGAGACCTGAAATAGTTTTTGTTGAGCAGAGAACATTAGGTGATGGATTAACACAGTCAGCAACACAAAACTTAATAGATAATTTAGGGGAAAGATTTAACTCAGTTCCTGATAGGATGATTTCCCCATCAGGTAAAACAAAAGACATTCCTGATTTTTTACCATCAGATTACGATGAGGCAGATTGGCTTTTAGTTTCGTCAGATTACACTCCTAAGGGAGAAGGTGGGATACTCACGCGAAAATGGAGGCTTAGTGGAATATACGGATGGAATGAGCTTGTTTATCAAAAAGGAAAAGATGCAGTTGGTGCTACGCAAAGAAACCCGCAAGCATATGGTCAGGGTACATCAGCGGTAGCAGATTTAAATGATGAAAGAATAAAAATGGCAGGAGAGTTTCAATCCCTTTCAGACCCGCCAAAAGATTCCACATATGAGATTGATGAAGATAAGCACGTCAATGGAAGTTATACATATATAGTAGAGGCAGGGGAAGGAATGAGGCTAGGAAAAGATTGGATTACAGGAAATAATACTCATCCATATTCTTTTTTAAGTGCAAGGCAAGTAACCATAACAGGGCTAGAAGGAGGAATAGAGCAAGTAGAAATAAGATTTGCGGGAGTTCAAGAAGAAGGAGAATGGAAGCCAAATATGGGAGTAAGCACACAAATAGAACCTATTGATGCACACCCTAATTTCCACGAAGGAGGCTCTTCGGGGGATGTAATTGGAGGCACATTAGAAGAGCCAAAAAACGGAGCAAACTTTAATGAGAAAGGAGCATTTCAAAATTTTTCTGCATTTGTCCCTGAAGATTCAGACTCTCAATCATGGTGGAAGACAAAACTAGATAGCGATCAAATCCTTGACGATCATATGCCCAATGCAATGGCAAAAACAGAAAGCTATGTAGAAGCAGGAGTAGAATGGACAGAAGAAAAATACTTCACAGATGTAAGTCAATCTATTGATATATTAAAAAAAATAGGCTATA